GCGAGGTCGGGCCGGGTGGCGACGCAGTTGTAGAGAACGTGTCTGCGGGCTTTGGCATCACCCTCAAACTGGAACAGAAGGGCGAAGTGCACCACAGGCGAGTTCACGTCCTCATAAACCAGTTTGTTGGTTGCGACGGTGTAGCCGAGAACGTCCTTCATGAAGTCCTCGGGGATGCGGGCCAGTTCGAGGGAACCATCGTACCCGTTGTTGGCGACCGAGGTGTAGTACACGATGTTGTCCGCGTAGAACGGGGACGTGTCGCCCTGTGCGGTCATGGACAGGGACACAGCACCGGGGAGGTCTTTGACCGCGCCATAAGTGGCAGACCCGTTGCTGTCGATGGTCGCAACTGCGTATTTGCAGTTTTTGAGACCGTATTTGATCTTATTGGCTTCAGACATTTTCAATCCTCCGTAGTAATAATTGGTTCATCCGTGATGATGATCTCAGTCGAGAAAATGACCTCATATAACCGTTCGGAGTCGATAAATGTCTCCGAGCGTGAATAAACGAGACCGGCACTATTCAGTGCGGCCTCGACTTTTTCCTCCGCTGTGAAGTCCTTGTTGTCGGTATACAGTTCAATCGTCAGCGGTCGGATTTTCTGATAGGTGGTGTCGTCTGCGGCGAAATCGTCAGACCCGGAAAAGTAGAAGCATATGAACGGGGGAGGCGAAGCATTGCCTTCCTCGAAATGGTCGTAAGCATATGGGTAATTGATCCCCGAGATCATGCTCGCGACTTCCTTGTATGTCATAGCCTTCCCTCCAGTCTCGACATAATGCGGGCGATTGCTTCTTCCTGCGCCCAATCATTGACGGGTGCAATGTGTGTGATCGCCCGAGTTCTCCCGCCTTGGCGCAGTGCGTGACCGTTTTCGAGCAGATGTGCGAGCGAGTAGGTTGGTTTCTTGCCGTGAACGGTTGCCTCGACAGTAAGTCGTATCCGCTCGATGGTTTTCGTCCATCCCTTTGAGTATTCGCCGCTACCGAATTTTGACGTGGATTCTGCTTTCAGTTTTTTAACGGTCTCTTTCGTTACGTCTTGGATCGCTTCGTATACTTCGTCGCCGACCTCAAGACTGTATTCTTTGAGTACCTTCTGAACGGCCTGCTCTAAATCAATTGCCGCCATCCGTCGCCACCACCTCGGGTGTTTCGGCTTTGTTTACGCCGCCCTTGCGCTCAACATAGAGTTCGAGCGTGTCGGTGCGGGCGTAGTACGTCCGATAGACACCGTAGGATTTGCCGTTGTACTCGATCTCTTCTTCATCTTGATAGTCGGGCGCGAACATCGTGAAGCGGAACTGAGGATTGAACCCATTTCTCCCGCCCTCGAAGAACTCCTCCCGCGAGACGGAATCGACATCGCAGTAGACTTCCCGCGAGGTCTTCGTTTTCTGCCAAACGCCGTAAGCGTCTTGGGTAAGGGCGTAGGACACAAGCGATATGACGTTGCTTCTGTCCATGTTTACACCTCCGCAGGAAGTCCGTACCCCGTGCAGGAAATAAGCTGTGCTTTCTGCTCGTCGTAGCTTGCTTTGAGCCGGTCATAGTCGTCGGGTGCACCGAAGTTCAACCGGCAGTATGTTGTGATTGCGCGAATAAGCAATGCGTCTGACGTGTCCGTGGTGACTGTGACTCCGACGATACCGATATCTTTGGTCGCCGCGTCGATCAGAACGCCGAGTTCATCGTCAAACGCATTTGTGGTCATTCTGAGAGACTGTTTCACTCTCTGAAGCATGGTGGGTGTTGCCATGAGATTAGCCCCCCAAAAGAAGGTCGTCTTTCCATCTGAGTTCGTCTTCGGGCCAAACGGCATTGTGTCCGATGTGTCCGCATCTGACCGTAGGCTCGCAGTACATCTTCATGCCGAGTTCGTGAACCCGGTTGCAGAAGGCTATATCCTCGCCGAATTGTGCCAGTGGGCAGAAGCAAGTCTTGAAGTGTTCCTGTACCTGTTTCAGAACATCCACATGGGTGAGAACACATCCAAACCCGCAACCGCCGATCTCGAACGTGTCGGTGGGGTAGTCGGCGAATCTTTCGATTCTGTCGAGTTCGTAGCACTGCTTGAAGATGCATGAAGAGTAACCGGGTCTCCGTGCGTGGTATATACCTGTGACGAACTGTTTCCCGGTGTCTAATAGGTCTTCGAGAATTTGCGGTTGGAATATCATGTCCGAATCCAACCACAGGACGTGGGTAAAGTGCTCGTTTATGGCTTTGCAGGCGAGTCTGTCCCGCGCTACATAGACCAACGTGCCCGATAAAATGCAGATTTCGTGCTCGATGCCGTCATCCTTGAGTTTCGACTCGAAGTTTACCAAGCACCGCATAAAATCCACATGGACGAAATCAAGGGTAGGAATGGCGACCAGTAGTTTCATTTTTTTGTTGTCTTTCTCGGCTTCGTTGCCGTCTTGGGGGGTTCTTCTTTGAACTCCTCCGCACTCCTTATAGACAGCAAAAAGTTAGCCTCGGCGGGAGAGACATTGACGATCTCTCCCGCTTTGTGCATAACTTTTGCGTCTCTTAAAAGACGCACCTTCATAGGTTAGGTAGTAGCCGCAGGCTTCGCGATGTTGCAGAAGCGGCCCGGGCCGGTCACAGCGTGAGCGGCGTAGACGCGGCCAACGACCTTCACGAGATCGGCCTCGGCCTCGGTCAGCTCGTCCCACTTGAGGACAACGCCGTCACCCTCGGGGTAGTTGAAGTGCTCACCACTCAGATCGCCCACGATCGCGTACACAGCGTTGTTGCTCGCGGTGCTGTACGCGGGAAGGGCAGAGGTGTAGACACGGGGCAGACCCGCAAACGGATCAATGGCGAAGTTCCCGGCGGCATGGGCCTCAAGGAAATCGACCTCGCTCAGACGGTTCATGATCACGCAGACGTTCACGGCCTCGTCGGACAGGTGCGCGGCGGCGGTCGGGATCGCGGTCAGACTCGGAGCGGCAGTGATCTTGTCAACGCCGATCGAGGTGCTGTCGGAAGACGTGCCCGCACCGGCGATGTCGGCGACTGCGAGAGCGGCCTCTTTCTTCACGATCTGATAGGTGAGTTCGTCATAGACGTAGCGCAGGAACTCCTCGCCGCCCATGGCCACGGCCTCGTCAGACAGGCGAATCCACTTCTTGATGTTGGCCGGGATCATGGTCACGATGCCGAGGGACAGGGACTCCTCGGAGGGAGCGGACGTGCCCTCAGTGTGCACGACGGCCTCAGTGGCGGACAGTTCAAAGGCAACCTTCAGATTGCCGCGAATGGAGGTCTTGCGGACGCGGGCCATGATGCCGTCGCGTTCCCAAGCGGTGCGAACGATCTCGTCTACGATGATGGGCACGGGGACAACGCCGCTGACGTTCTGAGTCAGAAGGGCGCGGCACTGCTTGTCGTCGCCGGTCTTGATGTAATCGGCGAAAGCGTCGATGTACTCTTTGCTGTTGCGTACTTCTTCGTTGGTCATGGGGGATTCTTTCCTTTCTTCTTTGATTTCGGCGACTACCGTTCCCGCACCGGCGGCAACAGCGTCGCGGATGGTCTGCCGCTGTTCTTCAGCGGCCTTGCGGGACTCCAGTTCGGCGTTGATGGCGCGAACTTCGTCCTCAAGGGCGTTGAGGTCGGCTTCGGGAGCATTGATCTCTTCCGCAATAGCGGAGCGACGCTCCATCAGTTCCTCAACCGTCATTTCGGTCAGATTCATTTGGTTACCTCCGTAAGGATTCTGATACGCTGTTTCTGTCTCTCGATCTCCCGCTCTCTCTGCTCACGCTCGGCGATCTCCTGCCGTACCTCGGCGATTACTCCCTCGCCGAAGTTCCGTGCGCTGATTGATGTCCCGTCGTTGGCCGGGAGGGACACCGCAGAAACGTCGTATAGTTTAGAAATACCGAGGATCGTGCGGAGGATCGTGACAGTTGTCACGCCCGTCTCTGCATCTCGTTCCTCGGTCTCTTCCCGTTTGTCTTTGGACACTCTGAACCCGAATGACATTTTGTCGGTGTAGCCGCCCTCGATCTCCTCGAAAAGCTGTCTGCCGATCTCTGTGCCGCCGAGGTTGGCGCGGATGTGAAGACCGTGCATATCGGAGTCAAGTCCGAGAGTGCCGTTGCTTGTCCGGGCGAACACTCGCCCTTCGTGGTTGTACTGCATGATAACGTCGCCCATGTCCGTTTCCGCGAAGGCGTTCGGATCAACCTGTTCCCGGACGATGAAGGTCGTGCCGTCCCACGTCTCACGGTACAGTTCATATGGCTCGTTATAGGTGGTCGCATACCCCTCGACAACCTTCTCCCCGTCATCGGCAGAACGCCGCTCAAACGACGCTACGTCGATATTGCGGTACTGTCTCCCGGAGTTCAGTTTGTCCTCGATGGTCTTGTTCATGTTTTCACCTCTCAAAAGCGCAACGCACCCAACACGTTGAGTCGCATTGAGTGCGTTGGTTTAATGTGTTTGTGCGTTGGCGGTTGTAAAGCTCCCCCTCACCACCCATTCGTGGCCACTCCCCCGCTATGCAAGGTAGGGTAGAGATTGGCAAGCCGAAACTGAGCCGCCGCAGTTTGTAGCAAGGGATTCCCCTGCCGTGGGTGAGACCTGTTACAGCCTCGATTGAAGAAATAAAACAGTAATAACCGCCCCGGCCTGCCGAAGTGTACGGTTGTTACCATAACCTAACGGTTGAGTTCAAGTAATTAATATGGGCCTAAACGTTACTCACTCAAGATACAGACGATACGTTCCTTCCCAAGACAGGTTTGTACCGTCCTCTACATTCGGCTGAGAGTTTGTGTATATCAGCACATAATAGGTTTTGTTATACCCACCCTCACCAACGTGCTTTGCGATTCTGACGTATCCGCTGTTCCCGTCATTGAGAGCAGAGCCGTACTGACCAAGGCCGATGTCATCCATCACACCCTCAAGGCACAGGCTGTCATCTGTCGAGGAAAAAATCAGCTTGCGCTCTTTCGTGCTGAGAAGCGTGTTCTCGGTGATGTTTGCGAAGGTTCCGATATATCCGTTGTTGATGGCGAACACTTGGTCGAACATACTGTCCACGAACTGCATACCGTAGTAAGTGGAGACCCTTACGTCTTCGACAAACTCAAGCCACACACGGACGTGCATCCTGTCGGTCACTTCGTAATATCTGTGTTCGATGATGGCGGGTGTCGCTTCGGTCAAATCCGCTCCCGTTACGGACTGCGGAAAATACAGTTTGTTCTTCGCTATGAATTTAACGTCACCGTAGTACAGACCGTCCTGCGTGATTTCCGTACCGTTGACAAGGCACTTGAAATCAATCTGTTCTGCGGTTGCGTACTCCACATCGCTGACCGTTACGGAGTGATTGCCCCCCGACCACTTACCAGCCTGTCCCGGAAACAGGGTGCTGTTGAAAATGGAAATCGGCCCAACGATGTCCGTTCCGAAATTGGCATATGTCTTTGTCGCATCTATGCCGTCTTCGGTCACATCCCCGATATAAATCTGATCCCACTGGAACAGATTGTTCGGCCCACGGCGTTCAAACTGCATGATAATGTTGGACTCGCCCTCTGCATGGAAACAGTAATACTTTCCGTTTGAGCGAAGCACGCCATTGCTCATGCCCGCATTTCTGAGTGCCGCAATCACATCGGGGGCGGTTTTTACGGTTTTGGTTGCCAGTTCGCACTTGGCAGTTCCTACACTCGTTTTTTCGTTGACGTACAGATACCCGTCAGCGGGGGCTTGGATATACCGTGTGTGGAACGTGTATCCTGCGGGATAGTCCGTTCGTCCCGTTTCAATGGAAAAACCCGTCAAATCACATGCACTCGTAACATTCATCTCAACAAGGTCAAGCTGAGAAAATGCCCCCATATAGTAAGCGTTTGCGTCATAACCGAAACCGTAAACACGATACCAGTTGCCTTTCGTCACAGGATAAATCTTGCATGACGTGCCCTCAGTGGGCGCAAAAGAAATAACGTAAAGATTGCTACCGTTTTTGTACCAAAACCCTCTGTAATCTGCTTTCGTGTGTATCGCCGAGATTTCCGTATACGGAGCCCCATATCCTACGCAAATGGACTCCGTTTCTGCGGGATTAGCCCATATTTCATTTTTCGGAAGGGCATACGTTTCGGGAAGGGACGAGCCTTCTACAATCATCGTCCGCACGTTGCTCGTTGATTCATTAATGCCGCTGTAATGGGCAAGATTCAGACGGACATATTTTGTATTCAGCGGCGTGGTGAATGTGAGTGTGGTGACGTCGCTGATGAATGTTTTGTTTGCGTCGAAGCATTCAAGCTTTACTGGACATCCGAATGACGGTTCGGTGCAGGAACCATAAACAGGGACATATCCAATCGTGTACTGCTTGCCGCCCTCAAGAGGAATGTAGTCCGAATAACGCCATTTATCGTCCGACACAACGCTACCGTTCTTCAGATACCCAACATTTGCGTTTGTGCCGTTCTGTCCGACATAAAAGTTCGTGGTGTTTTTGACAGACAGCAGATGGTCTTTGAGTTCTGTTGTCCTGTCAATTGCATAGTCCTCAATGTCACTAATAGCGCTCAAAGCGTTACTTACGTCCGCGTCGAGAGACTTCAGATCGGCCCCGACTGTGCCGTCTGTATAAGTGCCGTCGGGGTCGTATGCGACCTGCCCGGCATTGATCGCTACGGGCTGTCCCGCCTTCTTGAGACCGGCCTCGTACCCGTATATAAATTCTTTATCAGTAGGATTAACTGCCATAGTTTACTCCCCGCTCTGAAAGCTGAACTGAGGAATCCACGAGTTCGTTTTCTCGCTGAAGAAGAACACCTCACCCGTGTCTACCTCGATCATAATCGAACCCGTGGCGATGTCGCCGGTGGGCTTGCTGTCAGTGCTCTCGCAAGCACCCTCGACCAACTGCAACTGTTTGTTGGTTTCACGGTCAAAGAAGGTGCTTACCTTCGTGATCCTAACCATTCGATGTAACCTCCGTTTCGTTGACTTTATCGTCTGCGTTGTAGTACTCGCCCCGGATGATGCGGACATCGCCGCCTTCTACGGGCGGGAGATTCCAAATGTCTCTGATCTCGTTGATACTCATGATCCCGCGATCGAGCGACATTGCGGAGACCTCCATCTTGTCCTTGTTGGTCATGTACTGGAGCCGATTGGCCGTCGCCATGACGATGTTTCCCTCCGTCTGTTCCCGGAACGTGAAAAGCATCCGCGTCATTACGTCCGAGAACTGGATCGCGAACGGTTCCACAGCACCCTCGTAGAACGCAGACCATGCGTCACCGTATGCCCTGTTTTCGA